TATAATAAAGATCATTCAGATTATAAGAGGTGTGGTTTAGATGATGTATTTAATTTACCATCATCACTTGAAGTAAACCCTACTGTTTCTGAAGGAGATATTATTATATTCCCATCATTCTATCCCCATCTTGTTAAGGCAAACAAGTCAGACACAGAAAGGATTACCATTTCATCCAACCTATTTGCTGTACCTAAATAATTAGAGGAAAATACCTAATGATTGACTCAGTGGAAGAAGTAAAGAACTATTTGAATGGGATGCGGTTAAAAGACCAGATCAAGATAGCAAAGAAGGCACTGAAAGAAGGAGATAAACATCCTACAATGTTCTCAGATGCAGAACTCATCTACATGAAGAGAGCATTAAAGCAAGCAAAATTTGCATTGAAAACTAAAAAAGCACTCAAGAAAAAAGGATTTGGAAAAATACATCATGAACACAGTGAAACTGGTGACAGTAACCCCAGAAGCGGAGAAGCAGATGGGTTACATAGCGAGAGTGAGCAACCCAAAGAATCAGGAGAATCCTAAGGTTGCTGGACTACTTAAGTATTGTATCAAGCATCATCATTGGTCTGTCTTTGAACAGGCTCACATGTCCTTAGAGATAATGACAACTAGAGGTCTTGCTGCACAGATACTAAGACATAGATCGTTTACCTTTCAAGAATTTTCTCAAAGGTATGCTGATGTGAACTGGTTGGAGGCAGGGATTCCTTTACCAGATCTTCGCAGACAAGACGACAAGAATCGACAGAATAGTATAGATGATATACCAGAAGAAACGAAGGAGAACCTCCAAAAAATCATATCCCTCCACTTTAATTCAGCGTTGGATTTATACAATGAACTCATCCGTGAGGGAATTGCGAAGGAGTGTGCGAGATTTGTTCTCCCTTTAGCAACACCTACTAAGATATACATGACTGGTAGTGTACGGTCATGGATTCACTACATAGATTTACGGTCTGCACATGGAACTCAGAAAGAACACATGGAAATTGCTGAGAAGTGTAGAGATATATTTGTAAAAGAATTTCCTATTTGTTCCGAAGCATTGGAGTGGAATTAATGCCAACATACCCTGTAAAAAACAAAGAGACTGGTGAAGAGAAAGAACTTCGCATGTCTATGCAAGAGTACTGTGACTGGAAGGATGCTAATCCTGACTGGGATAAGGACTGGTCTAAAGGAGTCGCTGGTGTAGGTGAAGTAGGTGACTGGCAATCTAAAATGAAGACAACTCATCCAGGATGGGCTGACATCATGAAGAACAAAGTGTTGCCTAAAGCACCAACCAACAGATCAATCGCAGAGAAGTGGGGTTAGATGACTGCAAAAAAGAGAACAACTAAAGCACCAGGAGCAGGTATGACTGCAAAGCAGAAGAAAAGACGCAAGCCAATTAACAACGCAACCATGTTGCCTGTTGAACCAATCACAGATAATCAAAAGTTATTCTTTGATGCTTGGGCTGATGGTAAAATGATGTATGCTTATGGTGTAGCAGGTACAGGCAAGACATACATTGCTCTCTATAATGCACTCAAGGATGTGTTGGCTGACAACACTCCATATGAAAAGATATATCTAGTTCGTTCTTTGGTTCCTAGTAGGGAGATTGGTTTCTTACCTGGTGACCATGAAGATAAGTCTTATCTCTTTCAGGTTCCATACAAGAAGATGGTTCAGTCCATGTTCATGATGCCAGATGATAATTCATATGAGATGTTGTATGAGAATCTAAAGCAACAGGAAACTATTTCTTTTTGGTCAACCAGTTTCATTCGTGGTACTACATTTGATAATGCTATTGTTATTGTTGATGAGTGCCAGAACTTGAATTTTCATGAGTTAGATAGTATAATAACAAGAGTAGGACAAGATAGTAAGATTTGTTTCTGTGGTGACGCAGCTCAAACTGATCTTATTAAATCACATGAGCGTACTGGTATCCTTGACTTCCAAAGGATCTTGAGTAGAATGTCTGAGTTTTCTCTGGTTGAGTTTGGTATAGATGATATCGTTCGCTCTGGATTAGTTAAATCATATCTTATTAATAAAATCAACTTGAGTTTATGATCTTCAAACATAATGATAAGGTGAAACCAATTGAAATGGTTGCTGAGATGGTAAAGGGTAAGAGATTATACCTTACACCAGATGGCAAGCGTTACCCTTCAGTTACCACAGTAATTAGTAGCAATCCTAAGAAGCAAGCAGGTCTTGCTAGATGGAGAGCACGAGTTGGTAAGGAGAAAGCAGCAAGTATATCTTCTAGTTCTGCTGCTCGTGGTACAAAGTTTCATAGTATCACTGAAGATTATCTCAATAATAAATTAAAAATTGATGACTATAAGGAGTCTCCACTACCTGTAGTCATGTTCCACAGTTCCCAAAAAGTACTGGATCGTATCAGTAATATATACTTACAGGAAGCAGCATTATACTCAGATCATCTTGAGATTGCTGGTCGTGTAGATTGTATTGCTGACTTTGATGGTAAACTATCCATCATAGATTTTAAAACATCTGCTGCCCCTAAAAGAGAGGCATACTTGTATGATTATTTTATACAAGAGACAGCGTATGCTTGTTGCTTACAAGAACTTTATGGTATAACTGTTGAACAACTGGTGACAATCGTTGCTTGTGAAAACGGTGAGACACAGGTGAAAATCAATCCACCCAAGAAAGAATATCTCTTGACATTGATTGAATACATAGACGATTATCAACAACGAAATGGATAAAAAGCAATTACTTGAGGATAAATTTATGACCGCTGCGAAATTCTCGCAGGAAGTGGAAAAGATTGCATTCGACAATCCAGACATGAACTATATTGATTCGGTTATCCACTTTTGTGAGATGAATGAGATAGAAATAGATAGTGTATCTAAATTGATATCAAAACCATTAAAAGAGAAGTTAAAGTTTGATGCACAACAACTTAACTTCATGAAGAAAACAAGTAGAGCAAAGTTGATGCTAGTATGAGTAAGTTCTTTCAGTCAGAGTTAGTTCGTGGAGACATCCAAGAGATGATGGAACTCCAGCAGTTTTGTTTCCGATCTTCAATGCAGTTCGTTCTTTTAGATGCAGAGAAGAAGGAAGAATATTTTGATGCCCTAGAGAGATTAATAGAAAAGCAGAAGGTATTCTATGCTCGACTTCAGTTGAGTGATGATCCTGAAGCAAAATCTGTTCAAGAGAACATGATGCAGGGTATTGTAATGCTTGGTGCTACTCCTGGAACATCTATCCTGTCCATGTTTGATGAACTGTTGGACAAGATTGCTACCATGAGAAAACATATCAGCGATAAGGAACAAAAGGGTTGACAAACGCCCTTAGGTTGTGCTATAAATATAGATGTCGGGTTCGCTACCTGACAAGGGAGTGACTGAATTAAACTTGCTGGCAATGGTCTAGTTAAGGTGATGAGTCAGAGGTGGTGCTCGCTGTGTTTACACAGAATCATCCTACCAGATGGGACTCAGGCGGTACAGTAAAAATTTACTTATGTAGAAATGCCCTGTACTTGTTGGTATACATTATTCCAACCTCCCACCCCAATCCAATTAAATCTAAAACAATCCTATGTCATTTGCACAATTAAAAAAGAAATCCAATCTAGAATTTTTACAAAAAGAATTAGAAAAGTCTGTCAGTGGTGGCAAACAAGTAGATGAACGCTTCTGGAAACCAGAGGTAGATGCATCAGGTAATGGGTACGCAGTTATCCGTTTCTTACCAGCACCAGAAGGTGAAACAGTACCTTGGGCAAAGGTTTATAGTCATGCATTCCAAGGACCTGGTGGTTGGTACATTGAGAACAGTCTCACTACACTAGGAGAAAGTGATCCAGTAGGTGAGATCAATCGTAAGTTATGGAACGATGGTACTGAGGAAGGTAAAGAGATTGCTCGTAGACAAAAGCGTAGACTCTCTTACTACAGTAACATCTTAGTCGTTAAGGATCCTAAGAATCCTAGCAATGAAGGTAAAGTATTCTTGTACAAGTATGGTAAGAAGATCCATGACAAGATACTTGCAGCAATGAAACCTGAGTTCCAAGATGAGACACCAGTAAATGTGTTTGATCTTTGGGAAGGTGCTAACTTCAAGTTGAAGATTAAAAAGGTAGCAGGTTTCTGGAACTATGATAGTTCTGAGTTCGATAGCGTTGCTGCTATAAGTTCAGATGATAATGAACTAGAGGCACTCTATAATAAAGAGCATTCTTTAGAAGCATTCACATCTAAATCTGAATTCAAATCATATGATGATCTTCAGAGGAGATTGAACTTAGTGTTGGGTACTCCAGCACCAAGAGTTACTACTGTTGATGATGAGGAGTATGAACCAGTTGCTGCACCAACTTCTTCTTTTAGAGAGAAGGTTGCTGCTAAACCAAGTCCAGTGAAAGAAGAATCTATAGTTGAAGATGATGATGCACTCTCCTACTTCAGACAACTCGCTGAGGAGTAATGATATCTGGAAGAACTACAGGTCAGCAGTCTTTGAGACTTTTCCTGACCTGAAGTTTGAAAAACAACATGTTCATTGGACTAATAAAAAAGATGTCCATCTTACTGCTGACCTGTATTCAGGTCAGTATTTTATTAAGTCCAGACATGTTGACATCTGGGATGACAAATTAAATATTCATAACAATGTGATCTATCCTAAGACAGGGCATAACCTTCCTTGTTTTGGGATGGATCTTATGGGTTTCTTTGAGAAGAAAGTTATCATAGTATTTGATTTCCAGCATCCAGTAGAGAATTATGTACTCAATGTACCACCATTACCTAAAGCAGAAGGAACCTATCGTTTCTTTGAACCAGGTAATCATTTCTCTGAGAATATATTTGTTAGATACTGTGAGATGTCACAGGTGGATGTATATCTACCAACATTCAAATACTATCTCTCACTCTACAAGAAGATGATAGACGAAGCAAAACCTACTGGTACTGATACCAGTTTGTATAAAGATTTTGATAAGTATATGATAAGACTTGATCCTATTTCAGGATACCTATCTAATGCATTCGGAAAGGAAGAGTCCGAGAAACTAATCAAGGAGTTCTTTTTTAGTTATGCGTAATTTTACAGAAGATATTGCTTCTATCATTCGTGCCACATGGTATGATTTACCTGGCATAGAACCTCTTGAAGTTGATGATGAACTTGCAGAGGTACACAACACTGTTGATGGAGATAATTTATACATTAAGAATGAGATGTATAAATGTCCAGGTCTTCGTAAGATACATTTAGAGACAGCAAAACTTGGCAGTCTAGATATACTTCACTCAGTATACTGGCCAGATCCTAAGTACAATTTGCCTATCTTTGGATGTGATCTAGTATCAACACCAACAGTTACTACTGCTGCTATTGTAGATGTGTCTCCTATCTCTGGAACGAATAGGATTCATGATAGAATATCTGAGGTCAGTAATAACTTTAATAGTTTCACAGAGAATCGTGAGTTACCTAAGTGGGCTACTGTTTTCTCTCCTCACTGTAAGTTCATGAGACTGAGTAAGGAAATAGAAAAGGCATGGTTCTATCAGGTAGTGATGGAGTATCTTATCATAGTATGTGATGAGGTTAGGAATGCTCAACCAGCATCGCCTTTAGCAACTGCACAAAGGATGGCAGATCAGATTAGATATTCTAATCAACAGAAAAAGAATGATAAGACTCGTAGAATTCTTGAGAAATGTTTCAATGAAGAGTGGGCTGACAACTACATAAACAAGATACTTTTTGACGCATGAAAACAGATGAAGTATTGGGTCATCCACTATGGATGCTACCAGTCATGTTACTATCAATTTTATTATTGATAGAGGGACTTCATACTTCTGCACATCTTCATCAAGAGATTGATGTACATGGAATCTGTAGGCAGAACAAGGAGTTCATTCAAAGTCTGGAAGAGGACGATTACTAAAGTGGCACAGGGAGTGGACACACCCTCTGGTTTATGCTATAATTCATATAGTAATTAAAAGACCAGTGTTAGCAGAACTATTACAGTTGGCAGAAGCCACGATGGTAGTAACAACACTTTCAATCGGTATGGTTGCTACGGGTGCTTCCGTTATCAACGGGACAGCACCACCTGACCTCGCTACATTCGTTACATCTATTCAACCACCATATGAATCAGATGATAAGAGAATTTTTCCAGAGGTCTTTGAAGAGAAGGAATTAATTCCACCAGAAGAGAGATTTGACTATGAATAAATGGATCGGTATAAGTTTAGGGACACTCCTAGGGGTGTCCCATATTGGTATGATTGGTTTGCTTGCTAATCGTTCCAGTAAAATGCCAGCATTAAACTTACCTGTAAGTGAGTACACATCGTACAAGGCAAAGGTTTCAATGGATGGATATGAAATAGAATACAGAGCAAACGATCCCAAGACTGTTAACAGAATCAGAGAGGTCAAGAAGAAAGGTGGCTTTCTGGGGTTGGGTAACAACAGGGAAAACATTATTGAACAAGTACCTGTTGACCAGTCACTCCGTAGTCAAGCATCATCAGACTCATGGGAGCAAGCAAAATCAGAAGAGTGCATCAAAGCAATCGGTGGAGGAGAAGGAACAGGTAGAATCGTTGGAGGTAGCCTCGGTGGTGCTGTTGCTACTACTGGTGTCGCCTCTATTCCTTATGTCGGTTGGGTTCTTGCTGGTGCAGCTACGATGATAGGAATGAATCAAGGTGCAGAAATTGGTGGACAGATGGCAGAAGACCTCAGCAAAAACTGTTAATCAGTTCCAGAATTCCCCGAAAAATTTTCGGGGTATTTTTTTGCCTAAAAAGTCGCTACCCTATCCACTTAGGTATGTAAACAAAGAACAGAACGCAACCCCAGAATGTAACAAGGGCAACGATGTCAGTAAGTCTTTGGTTCCCTGCTAGTATGAGTCCTAGAATAACTCCACCAAGCCAGACCCAATCCATTGTTGAATGAAACTTCTTCCATCCATCACCAAAATCTTTGATTAGTTCGTCTCTTAATTGTGCAAAGAATTTAGATTGGTGTCGCATGATAACGAACCCCTCATTAAATACCATCACAAAAAATCCAATCCAAAATATCATCCTGTTTTCTTTAGTTTAGAAGTTATATATGTTTCTGCTCCCTTCTTGTAGCTACTTTGTTTCTTAAAGTCATCTACAAATTGTTGGAAGTATGCTGGTTTAAGAAGATATATTTCTCTCTTCTTTTCATTTTCATTTGTTAGATCTTCCATCACTGTAACAGGTCTGCATACAGCATTACCTTGAAGTGTGGTGTATCCTGTACCATTATAATATGTGAATGGTTTGTTGAAAAATGCTACATCAGTTCTAAGTCCTTTCTCTAATGCTATAGCATCTATATTTTGATTCAATTCATTCTTCATTTTATATCCAGACTTGATCTCGTATGTTTCATAGTAAGCAATGGTTCCATAAGGATCATCATAATGCTTCTCTGCATATCTTGTCAAATCTGCATTACTTAATGGCCAATCAAAATTTCTATTTGTTAATTCATTTGTTAATAATATAGTCCAGTCATAATGAGGATTCCCATAAGCTTTATTTGCTAGGGAATCAGGAGTATCTCCATCTTTTATTTTATATTTCCTGAAGAATACAGCTTGAGAGAATACATCAGAATTGATTTTATATTTTTTAAATATATTTTTTGCTACAACATACTCTGATTCAGAGAAAGGATAGGTAAGAGGCTTCTCATCATATAATATGTTGGGTAGTAGAGAAAAGTACATACTTAATATCCTGCTGATATATCTTCTGCGTAAACAAGTTTGGTTTCCATTAGATTAACCTGTATTTTTGTAGCAACAGGGTATCCATCAGGACCAACAGCATAAACACCATCTGGTGAGTAGTTCACATCAAAGTCTGTTATAGACATCGTTTTAAATTGTGATATCTTATTATTTACACTGCTACCTTGCATGAATGTAACTTTTACTAGGTCTGGGTTGCTAATGAATGCGGTTTGGTTTGCCAGTTCATTTTTCCACTTTCGGTTTTCACCTATACCTGCATTCTCACTTTCCCAGAAGTCTTGTGCTGGTCCATTAAATGAAGGCAGCATAGATTTTTTAAATGTAGTGACTATCTTTTCAATTATCTCTGCTTCTCTCCTATTGTAAGGAACCATGAGGAAGGATAGAGTTAAAGTTCTTAAGTCATGTCCACCAAAGATAAGTTCTACATTAGGATTTAATATACCACCACCAATTGAAGAGAAAACATCTTGTATTCCAATTGCATCTCCAGTTATTGCCTTGGCAGCTTGTTGGATTGCTATTGCTCCAGCAGTTGCTGGTAGTTTTTCCCATTGTTCTTTGAACTTATTTCCTGCTGTTTTAACTGCTGCTAAGTATTCTCCGTTAGCAGTATCACCAGCAGTTCTTAGTATACCAGCAACTGCATTACCAAATGCTTTACCATCCCAGTTAGTTTTATATGAAGCAGCAACACCTTCTGGCATGTATAACATAATTTGAGGTGCTCCTGATGGAGCCATCATGTTTGATGATTGATTATAACTGTCTAAACTATAGTCATCAACACGTGTTGTACCAAGAGTATCTGTAGTAGTAGTGTAACCTCCAGCAGGTGAGAATGGAGGATTGTATCTTTTAAAATCAAATAGAACATAGTGAGACTTATCAGTAACAGCAATATCTGATGGATATCTTAAAGAACCACCATCTAAACTTGTACCTCCTACTGGTTCTAATCCTGCTTCTTGTTGTGCTTTTGCTATACGCTGATTGAATTCTTGGTTCTCGTAATCATGTTTTGCTTGTACTTGATCATTCGGACACACCCATTGTTCGCCATTCCATACCTCGTAAACATAGTAATGACCTTGTTTTCTATCATAGACTTGTCTGACGTCACCTACCTTCGTAGAGTCTTTATCCAGAGTTGTATCTGGCCCAATCCATTGAGTATCTGATGTGTTAGTAGGAGATGCCATTAGCTACCGTAGTTCTTAACGAGGTGTCTTGCCTTCACTCTGTCATAGTATTGTTCATCAGTATCATCCCATACATCTTTGTTATCTACAGGATATAACATACCATTTATTTCTTTCACGAATTCATCTACTGGTAATAGAATAGCAGTATTCCATTCAGAAGATGCAAGGTCCAGAAATAATCCATCGACATGACTTCTTATATATTTATGGAAGCATCGCTTAGGTATGTCAACCATACCACCTTGTAGTTTTTGTATAGGTTGAAATCTTCTCTTTGGTTTGATGTAGTGTAAGTTTGCACCAAAGAATTCGGTTCTACCAATTGTTTTAATTACATAGACTAATGGGTTTCTATCATAGTACTCTAAGTACTTCATTTTTGCTTTGTAACTAAACAAATAGACATGTCCTGGAAGAACATATCTTCTTAGTACATTTTGATCCTCATACTTATCTGCACCAAGAGTATCTAATCGTTCCTGTTGTAGAATTTTTGGTACACTAAGGGTCTCTTCATGGATGGCGTTTCTATACCATCCAAGAGATCGTTCTTGGTTCCCTGCTTTCTCTTTAATTTTTTGAAATATTGTTTGATACCCAGAAGATTGGGTAGGTGTAGTAGTTCCAAATCCAGTTGCCATTGCTTCATACCGCTAAATGATCCTCAGTGAGTATTAAAAATTTCATCTGCCTATCTTCACAGAAGTCCTGAGCAGCATTCCATTTAGCACGGTTTTTTGCATATGTCAGGGCAGCCCGCCTATAGGCAGCGGTTCTTTTATCCTTATCATAGGGTGGTTTCGTTTGTTTCTTAGGTTTAATTTCAACGATGTACTTACTCATCCTTTTACTTTTTTCTAGTACTTTTATGTAAAAGTCTGGATAGTAACGACGTACCTTTCCGTCTGGAGAGTGGTATGGTATAATAACAGTTTCACTACCCCACTCTAATATGGCAGGTGTGTTGTCACAGTACACCATGAACTTTCGTTCCCATAATGATCTATAAACTATACGAGTTGGATTCCCACGATATTTTTTGGGATTGATGGGCTTATACAATCCTGAATACGCCATAAATATAATATAGAATCCCACAATAGTATTTAGAAGTGTCTGTTAATAGGTTTATCAATACTATCAGCGAGAGAGGCGGTATGTCCGTCTCCAATCAGTATGAAGTAAAATTCAATCTGAAAGGAAATGTTCAATCTGCTATAAATTTCGCTTTACAAGAAACTAGTGCTGACAATGACTATGTAATGGTAGAGTTTTGTGATGAAGCACAGTTGCCTAACATTAATACTATGACAGGAACTTTGGTTGGTAGGTATACTGGTCAAGGTAGTGTTCCATATGCACACACACCAACATACACAGAATTTCAGTTAGGATGGTTATGTGATGCAAATATGGTTCCTTTGAAGTTTTTGACTGCTTGGCATGATTACATTATAGGAAATGATAGTAGAAGCAGTAAGAATAATCAATCTAAGTGGCAAATGCAAAATGCTACTGGTAGGATGAAAGATCAAAGAGAATTTAACATCCAATATCCTGATGATTATCAATGTGATCTTACCATCACGAAACTTGAAATGGGTCAGAGTGAGACAAGTAGAAGACCATCTATAACATATCTTATGGAAAGGGCATATCCATATGCTATTGACGCTGTTCCTCTTTCATATGGAAACTCTCAGTTGACTCGTGTTACAGCAACATTCCAATATCATCGTCATCAAGTATTTTACAACAATGTACGAGGATATAGTTATTTTTCTCAATCTGAAGTACCAGTGTAGCGAAATCGACTTTTTGAATCTGAGAATTCGGGAAAATTTTCTTCGACCATTTTTGACTCAAAAAGTCGATATATATAAATATACGACTTGAAATCATTTTTATGGCATTACCAAAACTGGATCTACCGACTTATGAGTTGGAGATTCCCTCTACAAAGAAAAATCTTAAATATCGTCCATTTCTCGTAAAAGAAGAAAAAGTCCTTTTGCTTGCATTAGAAGGTAAAGATGATGCAGCAATTAAACAGGCAGTTAAGAATTTACTTAAAGGATGTATCATTAGTAGAGTTAAATTAGAGAATCTCACTACTTTTGATTTGGAGTATATCTTCTTGAGGATTCGTGCTGCTTCTGTTGGAGAAATAGTCGAAATGACTGTTAAATGTCTTGATGATAATGAAACAGAAGTTAAGTACAATTTGAATATTAATGATGTTGAGGTTCAATTCCCAGAAGGGCATGAGAAGAAAATTATGCTATCTGAGGATACTGGGTTGATAATGAAATATCCTGGATTTGAGCAATTTGTTGATTCATCTATTACTGGTGGTGAACTATCTACAGAAGAGATTTTTAGCATTATTGCAGATTCTATAGATCAGATATTCCAAGGAGAAGAGGTTTTTGATTCTTCAACAACAACTAAGAAGGAATTTAGAGAATTTCTTGATGGATTGACTACAGCACAATTTGAAAAGATACAAGTATTTTTTGAGACTTCACCTAAATTGTCTCATGTCTTTAAAGTGAATAATCCTAATACTGGTGTCGAATCTTCATATACTATTGAGGGCTTACAGAATTTTTTCGGATAGCACTCTTCCATATGACTTTGGAGGGGTATTATAAAACCAATTTTGCTTTGATGCAACACCATAAATATAATTTGAGTGATATTGAGAATATGATGCCTTGGGAAAGACAAGTCTATACTAGTCTTCTTATGCAACATCTCGAAAAACTTAGACAAGAACAAGAGCAGAAATAGGTAATGCCAGCAGGAAATGTAGGATATAGTGATACTAGAACTTATACTGGTGGAACTCTGTATCCTAAAATATATCGATTCATAAAGAATAAGATACGAGGTGCTGCTGAAGATGCTCGTAATGAGAAGGGTGCTGCAAAGGTAGCAATGGGTGTTGGTTCCAGAAATGATGGAGTCACACAACAAGAATTTGATAAAGAGTTTAGCAGAGGAAGTTTTTTTAGAAAGGCATTAGGGAAAAAATTTGGCATAGGTAAAGAGTATGTTAATTATGCTGCTAAAGCTTCTGAAATAAAGAGTAATAGACCATTACAGGGGCCAGTAGCACCAAGATATCAGTATGCTTATGATAAGATGTATTCTGATGTTCTTGGTAATGCATCAGAGTTTAAAGATCAGAGTTTAGTTAAACCAGGGTCACCTATGGGTGGTGGGGTAATTGACAATAGATCAAATGATAAAACATTAGCAACTTTAATTAGTAAAAACTCACAGACACTTCTTGCTGGATTTAGTGCAATTAATACTGC